CGCCTGTTCAATAGCAGCTTTAGTTTGTGCTTCAACATCAACGGCGGGCGCCGTATCAGGTTTATCGTCTTTTACTTGTCCTGGCATGGGGCTAACCTCCGTTTTGCCGTTAATCAATTGTTCGAAAGTGTCTTTCCCGTCATCATCAGCACGGCCGATACCTACAGTTTTATCGGCCGGCACTGCTACGAGAGAGATTTCTAGGGGGGTCCAATTAGTGACACGGTAATCAGAGGGTTCATTATCGGCCTCTTTTTCGAGTATCATTTCATGAACTTGATAGCCTACAGAGACATTAGTTTTTATCTCGTCTAAAACATCTTGGTAGGCATCGTTTGCAAGGCTGGTATTGCCTAAACGGGCTACTGCGTAACACCGCTTATCCTTGCCAACTTCCATAGACTTTATGACGCCGATTTGCAGGCCTGTGTTATGATCAAGCAATAAGGGCGCGCGGCCGCTCGCCATAAAGTCAACATTAATTGAGCCTAGGGAATGGTCTAGAATTTCGTTTCCATACCAACGCAAATATGGCTCCTCAGAAGAAAAGGACAGCACGATTTCGCGGCTATCCTCTTGTTCTTCTTCATCAGATCTTTGTGCAATTTCCACAGATCCAGACCGATAAAGCTTTTTCTTATTCAAAGCTTTTAAAACTAAACCTAAATCAGTCTTCTTTGTCGTCTTCAAGGGCATCGCCTGGCCTTTCGTTTCCATCGCCTAAAGGCTCAATGTTGTTTGATTTAATCAATTCCTGTTCCGCTATAATTTCCTCTAGAACGTCTTCGATTGTTCGGCCTTCTTCCGCGGCTATCTGCGTTAGCGACTTACTAAACATTTCGCGGCGCAGCTTATTAGCTTGCGCGTCTTTAAGTGGGTCTACCCACTGCCAGCCCCGGCCTCTAAACGAACAGCCTTCAGCATATGCCTCTTCATTGGCGACAAGGAGATCCGTAGTTCCCATTGTCAAAGACCATGACAGCCATGCACGAAAAACCTTTTCGCAGAATGCGGAAATCATCCACTCTTGTTCGCCCCGCCAATCGTCGCGAGCCTCTAAAACGCCACTACGAATAGAAGAAAAATTAACGTCCGACAGATCATTAGAAATTGAATGATACGGGCCGCCTGTACCTGAAGCCGTGCCGCGCAAAATGACTTTTAAGAAATCAAGCATTCCTTTGCCGTCATGCTGAGGATCAAAACCATGAAACTTCTTACCGGCCGGCAACTCTTCAATAACGCCGGCTTCCATATCGCTAATAACTTCGCCGTCTTCTGTTACTTCATCGGCAACATATTCCTCGCCGTCCAGATCCTCAATAAAACCCATTTTAGAAGCCGAAACCCGCTTAGAAACTAGCTCTGCCTCTATATACCCATCTAGCATATGCAGAGAGTTCATTACCGGCGTTAAAAGCGGTATACCCCGCATTTGTCCAGGACGATCCACACTAAATTCATGCAAAACATCATCCGCATTTAATCGGATCCAGTCTTGACCTTGTGCTTTAAAGTCCCCAGGGTGCTCTTTAAGGATATGATACGCCATAGGCCGGCCAAACGGGTTTGTTTCTACACCCATTTCAATTTCGTTTTCACCGACACGGCCGCGCTTGTTTATGTCAAGGTGATCCGCCTCTAAAAACTGCAAGGCAAAACCGAATTTGTTACCCGCCGAAGGCCCTGTCACGAAACGTACAAGCCCCTCACCATCGCGCGCCACGCACTTAATAAATAGTTTCTGACAATCTACCCATGATAACTTACCGCAAGCGCTAGCAACCCCGACCTTGCCCCATTCTTTCCAAGCTTTTTCGAGAATTTCATTATTCTTTTTGTCGGCTTTCCCGTTTTTCTTTTTGATATTAACCCGAAGATTAAAACCGCTCGGCCCAACAACATTAGAAACCGTCATTTTAAGTATTTTTTTAGCGTACCCGTTATTGTCGCATAGCGCGCGAGAGCGAGAGCGCAGCACAGGTAATGCTGCACGCAAATTAGCATTAGAGCTATTGCCGCTAGCTACAAACCCCGCTAGTAACCTATCATGTTTAGCCGCATCGAAATGCCGTCTAGCTGCACCTTTTTGCCGACTTGATATATTTACGCGAGATTTTTCACTTGTGGCTTTTTTGCTCTTAAGAGCACCAGGCTTTTGTAATAGATTTGATAAAAACCCCATCACACAAACCTTATTTTAATTTTATTTTTGTTTGCTTTGCCGGCCGCCACACCTTCACGGTTTCGGATCTGCTTAAGCGCTATACGAGCATCGTTTCGCAACTCTATTAATTCAGAGATTGGCATGCGCTGCAATGTACGGCCGCCAATAGCAAGATATTGTTGATCTGTATTGGCTCGACCATCAAGAACAGCGTTAATTGCTTCTAGTCGGATCTCTAACCTATGGCGCGTATCGACTGCCTTATCAGCGTCAAATAGGTTTTGGCATACAGAAACGTCGCCATTGTATACGGTAAACTTTACGCTTGCGCGCGAAACCCTGCCAATAAGCCTATATTCGCCACGCCGTAAAACTGCAGTTTCATCTGCAGTAAATTCAAAATCAAAGCCGGTGCCATTAGAAACACCCTGCTTATCTTTTAATACTCCCCCCTGCCCTACTAAAGTATAAGACAGCGCCCACCCATCAGCCGGCGAATAATCTTTAAGGGTGCGGTTAAAAATAACCGTGTCCCCTGCAGTAAACTCTATAGGCTCAGGCATACAATCACCAGTTTTGAGCAAAACCACCTCGGCGCCTATTTTTTGAAGGCCTCGCGGGTGCTTTTGATTTTCTAACTATTCGTTTTTTCTTTGGTTTTTCTTCAGGCGGCGCGGCTTCTTTTTCGTCGGGCGCTTTTTCTGTATCATCAGGCTTGACCGCGTTAGGGTCCGGCATTTCAATATTACGCTTTTTGGCTAATTGTTTGCCGCGCAGTATTAAATACTTATCTGGGTTTTTCTTTTTCTTAGGATCCCGCGCCCATAAGGCAGCATAGGCATAGACAAAACAGTCCAACACCTCGTTACGTTCTCTAGTTGGTTTCCAAACATCAACCTTTTGACCGTTCGGCCGTGTCTCTGTGACCTTCTTTTCCGCGGTTAATTGATCAAAGTGCTCTTGATCGACATTAGAGGGAAAATGGATATAGCCCGGCCCTGGCGCAGCAAGGCGCCTAAGCCTGGTAAAGATTGTATTTTTACCTTGATCTACACCTAAATGATATAACTCAACTCTGACTTTTTTAGCGCGGCTACTTTTCTCAGGCCAAATAGGTTTCCCCATACCTGAGCGGCCGGCAATTGCAAAAATCCTATATCGCTTATTTTCCCTGCAGAATTGATAGGCTTCTGTTGTAAAGTGACCGCCAGTATCTACACAAGCCGCCTCAATCTTAAGGCCAAGACCATCAGCAGTATAATAAACTGTAGTTAAAATATGTTGTAATAGCTCATGCCACGGCCCATTGACCGACATATCCGCAGGGTTTCCGGTAAATACTAACTGTTCAACAGTCCAGCACTCTTCCCCTAATCCCCAAGCATAGACACCAAGCTCTAAACGGTCGTCCTGTAAATCCACACCCCCGGTAATAAGTAACGGTCCTAAGCTTCCATGTTCCATACCTGGCAACTCGTCCGGTGTATATTCTTCACGGCGCGCTAAGAGATCCTCAGGCTTAACCGTTTCTTTGCTATCGTCCCAAAGTTCCGCAAGTGTTGTATTAATGAATGTTTTTAATTTCTCAGGCTTGCCGGTTTGTTTGGCGTCTAGCCAGTCCTGTACAATTTCCCATAGAGGGACCCAAGGCGAATAAAGCTCGTTAAGATGAAAGCCAGCGATACCACGAAAAGACCGAGTAGCAACCCAACCGCCCCCAAGGTCTTTTTTACTTTCAGCTTCGCGCACCATGCGATTAATAACCGCATCATTCCAAGTAGACCCGCAACCCTCACACGCCATATAAGCAGTCTTAGCGACGCCTTTTTCGTTCTCGTCTTTTTCCCAATGAACATTTGACCACTTTAAAGTCTGGGCATGCTGGCATTCTTCATGCTCACAAACGACGAAAAAGCGCCGTTGGTCTGAAAGCTCAAATTCGTCTGCAATGCGACTAACCCCTTTGACCGTGGGGCTAGAAACCAAACCAAATTTTTTGTTCCAAAATGTTTTAGCGCGCTTTCGTGCCAGGTTAAACGGGTCGCCCTCGTCTTTGGCACTTATTGGGTACCTGTCAACTTCATCGCCTAGCACCAAACGGCGCGGCCTTGAAGCTAGACCCGCCGGCGAATTTGCGCCGATGCAAGCCAAGCTTCCACCAGGAAAAGCCTTAACACTTATTGTATCAGATTTAACTTTAGCTTTCTTATCGCCGAAGATCTCAGCCAAAGCATCAGTATCGCGCAACATTGGCTCGATACGCTCTTTAGAATAATCCTCCGCCGCCTTAATAGTTGGCTGAATTAAAAGCATCGGCGCCGGGTCTTGGTGTATATGATACCCGATAACGTTATTAACTAACTCAGACTTCCCTACCTGAGTGCAAAACATGCAAACAACCGTGTTAACCTCAGGATCACTAAAAGCATCCATTGGTTCCCGTAAGTAAGGTGTACGACTTGTTCGCCATTGCCCAGGCTCGGCAGATGCCTCTTTGCTTAACTGCCTGTAATTATCTGCCCATTCAGAAACTGTTAGCTTAGGAGGCGGTAAAAACTTACTGCGTGCTTTCGCTAGCGCTATCTGCACCGGCGTTAGATCCCCCTGCAAGTTCATTCAAAGCCTCGTAAATAGCCGCGTCTATTTCAGACTGGACAACGGCAGGGCGGTTTTCATCAGCCAAAATAGGGGCAAGCTTAGGCGACAAACTTAGCAATTTAGCGCGGCAGTTTAATATAAAACCTTCCCACGCTTCCGTCATTTCTTCGACAGAAGCTAATTCTTTGCGTCGCTGTGCATTTTCCATTGCAAGCTTTTCGGCACGCTCTTCACTTTCGCGTAGCCCCGCCTTATCTCGGGCAAGTCCTAATGCTTCTTTTTCTTTTTTGGAACTCTTAGTACCACTACCCAAACCGCGGATATAATCATCGCGCCAGGTCCAAACTTTATGAAAATCAAACTGGTAACGGCCGCCTACTTTTTCAAATGGAACCCCGTTTGTAATCCAGTCGTCAATTACTTTTTCGGATCTCCCAACAACGCGGCTTAACTGGCTTTTATTGAGTTTTTGCAGATCCATCTAAACACCAAATACCACCACAACCACCTAGTTTCAAAAAAATCTCGTGGCTAGAAAACTCCCGAGCCAATGCGCCACCCTTGGCGTAATCGCCAGGAAGTACCTTTTTGCTATCTAATCTTAGCTGTTGCTACCGCTCGCTCTAAAGCCTTGCGGAAGTGGACAGGGAAGCGGCGCGCCGTCACATCTTCAGCAACTTCATAGCCGTCGAACTCATGCTTTACAAAAGCATTGTTCTTATACAGATACATCAGCCTTAAGCCGCCTTTACTTCGTCTTGTGCGAGGTAAGCGCTTATAGATACCAGCCGGCGCACCAGGCACGCCCTTAGGTTTACCACTAAAGTAATCCGCACTGTTGCCTATAATAGCCCTAGCCTTCTGTTTAGCACCAGGCCCCCACCTGGTACGCCTCAGCCTACCCGGCCCATATTGCGGAATTGCTAGGGAGCGCCCCTTTGGTGTTTTAGTCCCGCCTGTTGCTTGGCGCTGTACCCATTCAGTTTCAAACCTATCATATACAGAACTTTTAAGGGCGTGTTTACTTGCCTTATTTATTCGGAAAGCAGTACGAGCAAAGCCCTTATTCTTAGCGCCAGGAAACGACAAATTCCATTCGGTTATTAATGCTGGCCTTAGATCAAACAATGTATCATTGATAGCCTTAGCCATAGCAAAAGGCACTTGCTTACGCTCAAATCTATTAAGGTTTGCTGTTACCTGAGCGACATTCGTCCTAACGTTTACCGCAAAGCCCGACATACCAGCCACCAACAAAAAACGCCCAAGCTGTAAAGCCTGAGCGCAATAAACCTATTTCATAGATACAAACCATATATAGGGTGACGAGAGAGATCAACCCCTAAATTACACTTTTTTCTTGCCGCCCTGCCCTCTTAAAGTTTTATTGATCATGTTCTTAGCTAAAAACTCTATACCGCTAGAATAATAGTTCTTTAAAGTCCAGCGAGACAAACCAGCATAGCTATTACTCGGCGCCCACTCAGCAAGAGAACGCTTAATAGCGGTCCAAGGGATACGCTCCAACAACTCCCCCTCTTGATGCCAGGCAACCCAGAAAAGCAACTGTTTATCCCGAATATCCGGCAACACATCCAACATATCTAAAGCTGGTTGCATATCATCCACCTCGCGACTACTAAGCCGGGCTTTTAATCTAACCTCAAATGCAGATATATCCTCATAACCATAAGCCTCTTCAGGAGATTTAGCAGTATCGGGCCATTGTGTTTTATTGGCTAACCAGCCCGTTTCTCTGTCTGGCATACGCCTAAGGGTCCAGGCGGCTCTTACTAATCGCGTTTCTACTACTGAGATTGCAAAATCTAGCGATTGCTCGCCTGTCATCTCCTGGCTAAAATCTCGGCACGCATCATTTAAAGCAAGTGAAAACAATTTATTGACCATATCCCAACCGTTACTTTCTGTAAAAAACCACCGCCATATGAAAGCCAAATGCATCGGCTAAATCGCGCACAATTGAAAAACCAACGCCGTAAGGGTCATTCTCACACCTAGCCGCTGCACTAACCGTAAGGCCGGCTTTTATCGCCGCCTCACGTTGGGTTAACATTCCTGCAGGTTGTTGCCGCCGGTCACTCACTCGGCCCCTTAGGCGTCTAAAGAAATCTCTTATTTGGATTGGCTCAATACAAATAACCGGCTCGGCTTTTTCCATATCTGCTAATGGCTCATGCATCATCAACACCCCATGCACGAGCCAAGGCAGAGCTTTTATGTGTTGGTGTAGATATAGATAAGATCTTAGGGATCCGCAGTGGTTCGCTTCTGGTGTTTTCGATAGTAAGCGTCTTATTCAACCAGTCGCGCATATGCTGATAGTCTAGTATAGGCGTGAACGGCACGGGCCAGGTATGCGCTTGGGCATCTAATGCGTGATTACCCATATCAGCGCTATCCTGTGCGCGTTCTTTCTCAGATCGAACATAAAGGCGTACTTTACCGGCCTGCACATCATCGTTATCTATTGCCACCCGCCGGCCGTCCTCAGCCTCAACAAATAAAATCGTTTCATTCGGGAATGATGCCCGGCGCACGTACTTGCCTGTAAAGCTTTTTGTAAGCGCTACAGTGCCAGGCCATGTAACCGCGGTAGGTGTATCTTTAACCACCACATCAACAGGCCGGTCAATTAGCTTAGTTGATAATCGTTTAATGCTTTGCTCTCTCATGTTCCTAATTCCTCTAGTACTTTTGCAGGTATAGGTTTCCAGCCCCAGGCACGGGCATAAGTCGAATAAACTTCTATTGGGATCTCGCCGTTGTATGCTTCCCAGGGGTTAACTTGGGCGGCTGGCCTTGCATGGTGCAGAAGCGTAGACCACCGCGAGCTAACCATGCGCTGTTGTACGTCATCACCAACATCGCCAAGGAACTCTAACCACTCAGCAACCTTTACAGGGTCCCTACCTGTCTTAGCTGGTGCGCCACCGCCACAGCCCGACATACTGCCCATTTGGCGCGCATTTTTCTTGCCGCGCTCCTGGTGAATGTCATTAGCTCGCTTGAATAACCAGGCGTCGAACTTTTCCAGAGGGTTTTTAACCTTCCAACCTTTTTCCTGGCCCATGCGGTTATACCAAGCTGCAAAGGCCGCCGCCTGGTCGGATACTTCCCAACTGTGAAGCTCAAACTTTTCTTGTAGCTCTTGGCTTTCTTCCTGGCTTGGGCGCCATTCCTTGGCTACTCGTACAGGTTTGCCCTGTGCTAGGCCTTCTGCCATTTCTGCACGGCGCTCTTTCGCTTGCTGTGCTGCGATCTTGTCATCCCACCAAGGCGCATAGTCTGCTAGCACTGCAGAAGGGACAAGGTTATCGGCTTTCCAAGGCTCAGGACCACAACGCTCAGTATCCCATTGATTACGCACAGTGTGCATAGGGTAAGGCATTTGCTTTGTGTTAGGCCATGCCTGAGCGCTTTTAACCTCAGACACTGAATGATCAAGAAAGGCCTTTGCTCTCCAATCGGCTTCGGTCCAGTCCTTGACCGGTTGCTCTTGCCAATCACTCGTAAGCTGTTCATGGCGTTTGATGAAATAGCGCTCAAACGTTACACCAGGGGCGCGAAGGTTTAGCTTGCGTGCTGCCTGGTACTTTTTCCAGACACCCACCGCATACAGGACAACAGGCGTTAGTGTGCCGCATGAAGCTACTATGTCATCAATTAGGGCTTGTTCTGGCTCCCAAGCGTTTAATTCATTCAAAGTTGAAATAGAGAGTTTCTCCCCTTGGGGAGATTTAAGAGGGGTAACTATGTTACCACTACGTTTCTTTCCTAGTGTCACACTTGACACTAGGCTAGTGTCACAGGTGGAACTAGGGCTAGTGTCATTTTGACACCAGGGGGTACCCTCTTCACCAGGGCTATTTTCAGCCTCTTTAGACCCTAGTGTCAAATTGGAACTAGGGGTCTTATCGTCGCCTACAAGGATAGTAAAATAGTTACGCGCAAGACCACCATTCTCTCTTGTGCGGTACTCCCTTTTTAAGAAACCATCTTCCTCTAGTGTCTCTAGGTATCTGATAACTGTGCTCTTAGACACACAACAACGATCTGATATTTGAGATAATGAGGCCTCACAAGCAACATGCTTACCATTTGCCCAATCGGCTATACTCATAAGTACCAGCTTAGGGCCAGGCTTTAGCTCTTGCTCCCATGCCCAATTTGTAGCCTTTAAACTCATATTAAAGCCTCCGAACAGATAGAGGGCCACCGCGGGTAAGCATCGAAACAATGCCCTCGCGTGTCCAAACGTAAGAAATTGGTGAATTTGGCGGCAATTCGCCTAATAGATGTAAAATTGTAGATCCGGCCCGTAGTATATGCAGACTCAGGTTGTTTATTTCCCTCTAATCTGTATGGTGCACACGCTGATTTTTTGGGGGAAAACATGGACAAGCACACAAGTATTAATCGAACAGGCATTATTGACCGGCAAGTGGATGAGCTTATAGGCTTGTCCCGCGGTATTATCGCCGACGGCCTCGTCACACAGGACGAAGTGTTATTCTTACAAAAGTGGTTAGTTGCAAATAAAGCTGTAACAGAAAGCCCCGTCATAACGTTATTGACTGACAGAATTTTTGAAATTCTAGAGGACGGGACAGTTGACGAGTTTGAAAAACAAGAATTATTAGAAACACTTACAGAGTTTTCTGGTTCTGATTTTGAGCTTGGGGAAACACTTAAATCAACAGGATTGCCGTTAGATAATCCCGCCCCTCCTATAACCTTTGAAAACAAGCGCTTTGCTTTTACGGGTACATTTACCCACGGTAAGAGAAGTGATTGCGAGACGGCCGTTAAAAGCCTCGGCGCCACCGTTGGGAATGTAACAAGAAAAACTGACTTTCTTGTAATTGGGGCATATGCAACCGAGTCGTGGAAACATTCATCATATGGTCGAAAAATTGAAAAAGCGGCGGCTGATAGAGAGAACGGACACGGTATAGCTATTGTGTCTGAAGACCATTGGTTTAAGTATCTTGAAGGTGCACCAGTTGAAAATGTACCAGCTTCAGCGCCAAAAGCCTCAGCGCCCCCCAAAAAGCCCTCGCGCGAGAAGCCGCCGGCTAAAGAAGTTAAAAAGCCTAAAGGGTTACTAGCAAAGGTTTTTTCCTTTATATTTAAGGCTGTACTATATTCTATAGTGGCCCTGTTTGCATTCTCTGCCTTAGTCTTGATTTTAGCATATTTCATAGGCGAGCCTTCACAATAAATGTACGTACATTTAGTTATTGACATGCTTACTTTTTGTATGTACATTAAGTGCATCAGCAAGAGAGAGATGCAATGTACGAATGGGACGAAAACAAAAGCACACAATGCCTTAAGGCCAGAGGCTTTGATTTCTCTATCGTTGCTGGTTTTGATTTTGACACAGCTATCACTATTGAGGACACCCGCAAAGAGTACGGCGAAGGCCGCTATATGTCTCTTGGCTTCATAGATGATAGACTTTTTAGCCTTGTATGGACCCCAAGAGAGGGCGTAATCCGCGTCATCTCCCTTAGGAAGGCAAACAGCAGAGAAAGGCAAAGCTATGAGCGACGACAAAAAGGCTAAATGGCGGCCAAAAGATAAAGAGAAAACCCGCCACATGTTAGTAGAAATTGTCGGTGGCGATTTAACTGATGATGATAACCCAGAATGGACAGAGGAAATGATAGCCGACGCACGACCCGCTAATGAAGTGTTTGCAGAGCTAGGCATAACACCGCCTAAGCCAATAGGCAGGCCAAAGGGTAGCGGCACTAAGGTGCCTGTAACTATACGCCTGGATAAGGATATAGTTGAGCGCTTTAAAGCCACTGGTAAAGGCTGGCAATCAAGAATGAATGAAGCGCTGAAAGATGCGAGCGTATAAACTGTCATGCCTCTAGCCTTTCCAATTCAAGGGCAAGGCGTACTGCTTTGAATTTAAGAGACACTAGCCTTTGTCTTATTGACTTTGTGCGGCCGTGAGAGCGCTTCCGGCGCTCCAAAAGTAGGTCCGCTTCAGCTATTTTTTTGCGAACATCCAGTAACTCGCTTAACTGTTTAGGGACTGGCTTACAGGCGGTTTGTAGGTCTTGGATCTGCCTAGCAGTTTTGTAGTAATAAAGCTCAGGCGGGATATGCAGTAAATCCATAACCTTCTTTTGTGGGTCTGGTTGTGGATCTGGTTTTGAAACCTTGGCTTTAATGGCCTTGATTAGCTTATCGAACATTGGCAAGCCCCCATTTAGTGACCGCGCGCCCAAGATCCATAACGTTATCAACCACCACAAAGTGACTAGCTGGCACGCCAAGGAAAATAAGCATTGTGCGGAATTTGACTTGATCGTCGGTTAGTTTGTTTTCGATTGGTTTTCGTAGTTCGCCGGTAGGGGTGGGGCGCTTCATTTCTATAAAATAGAATATACCCCCCTGCCCTACTAAAATAATATCCCAGACACCAGGCAGCAAACCCATTGCCTTTAATTTGGCGCCGTCTATCTTAGTTCTGTATTCGCCGTTACCCACATGGAACCAGCCAAACCGAGGCCTTAACGGGGATCCAGCAAGCTTGTTTAGCAGATCCGCGCCAGCTATCTGGACAGCATCCTCTTTAGGGGCTGGTGGGTAATATTTGCGACGGCGCACCATTTAGCGGCCGCCAGGAATTACAGGCATGGACCCGCCGCGCTCGGCTATATCTGTTAATTGATCGGCCTGCTCTAGCATCTGGGTAGCCGAGGCCCTTAGCTTGGTTGCACCTTCCGCCGCCTCTTGGTGGTCGATGATACCATCCGCCGCGGCTCTGATAAGGTGGTTTTGTGTATCCCCCATGTTGGCGGCTACGTTTAAAACACCAGGTGAGCAACTTTCTACCCTATGTATGCCGTTCATGCCGATAACAGCATAAACCCTGTTCAAAAAATCTGGCCCCAGGATAAAACCAGACATAACTAAGTCTGGCCCCGTTGGTGAGGTTTCGCCACCGCGCCACTGATAGATAAGCTGTGTTGATTTGCCTATGGCCTGGGCAAAAGTAGAAACCGGCATTTTACCAGGTCCACCGCCTACAAACTCAAAGTAAGCACCGGCTATAGTATCAACGATAAGGTCACTAGATAGCGTTTCCGCCCTTCCGTCCTGGCTAGAAATTCCCGCGACATTCTCCATAGGTTCCCCCGTAATGAGTTAGTAAGGTGATTGAAACAAACAAAGGACACGTATGCCCAAGCTCTCTATATCCATTCAGCAACGACTATTAGCGCTCGGCGTTATTGAGCCGGCTAATGACGCTCATTTAGTAATGCGCCCAGGTGGCAGGAGAGATAGTCCCCCCCGTCAAGCGCTCGATTGCAATTTGCATATTTCTACGAGGCCGGCGCGTCCCGTGCTCCCACTTAATAAGTGTAGATGTAGCAACGCCTAACTCATCAGCTAGGGCCTCTTGTGTTTTGCGCTGCAGCTTTCGCCACTCGGCAAACGGGTGTGTCTTTTTATCTACCATGTTCGGGATTATTACCCATATTGTGCAAGTTTATCAAGTCAAAAGTTACACAATATGGGCTGTTGTTAAAAATTACATTTCAGACGAAGTTACACGATATGGGAAATGCTATTAAAATACTGAGGAAAAGCGCAGGCTTGACGCAAGAGAAACTTGCCGAGCTATGCAATTGCACAACGTCGCAAATAGTAAAGCTAGAGCGCGGCGAGCGCCGGCTTTCTGATGTTTGGCTAGACAGGCTTTCGCCTGCCTTAAATGCTACCAGGGCAGAAATACTAGGCGAAAAAGCCGCGGCGCCTCTAGACCCGATAAACCGAGCGCATAGAATAATAGGTTATGTGCAAGCCGGCAATTGGGTCGAGTGTTTAGAAATTCCAGAGGATGACCAAAAGGTTATAATGCTGCCAACCGGCGAGCACCCTCAATCTAAAGATTTCTTTGTTTTACAAGCAAAAGGCGACAGTATGAACCGGGCTAATATCGCCGACGGTTCATTTCTTGTGTGCTTACCGTTTCATTTATACAAAGATACCTTACAATCAGGCGCAAAGGTTATTGCTCATAGAATAGACGAGCACGATCACTACGAAGCAACTGTAAAGCAATTAGACATTCAACCAAACGGTGATTACTGGCTTGTTCCGCACTCAGACAACCCTGAGCACCAATCTATTAAGATGCCCCCTCGCGAGGAATGGCCCGACGATCTAGAGCACTTTTCCCATACACAAGTCCGTGTTTCGGCTGTTGTAATGGGCGTGCTTCCTTCGTTTTCGCCTCTGGCATCCAAATAAACGGGCCGTGTGTATCTTCACTTACCCGCACTGTTTCTAAAATTATACTCTCATTGCTTGTTCTATCGTCGTTCACTGTACCCGACCCCGTATTATATAATTAACAATTTTATTACCTTTTTAGTTTAATAATAAAATTACTACGTAGCGCGGCTGGCCTTTAGTAACGTGTTAAAGGTCGTGCTTCCGTAGGGGGTCGTATACCCTGCTGAACCCAGCAGGAGAGCGGCTCAACGCTTTCTTGCTGGGGGTCGCTTCCCGCAAATTCATAACAGAAAAGTTAATCCACTAAATTCAATCACATTACTGTGACGGTCGTCACGAATTTGGCTTTTTTGAAATACCCCCAACACACTACCCACCTTATTTTTGCGAGCGTGAAAGCTTGCCACGCCTCTCAGTTTATATCCCGCCAATCAACGCTAACATAACACCCTCTGTAATTTATTACCCATTATGTGTAACTTTTCTATTGACATAACTTTCACATAATGGGTAAGTATGGACACCGAACAACGAAACGGAAGTCAACACGAGGGGCAATCAATGCCAGCAAAGCCAGCAACGACGTATCGCCATCCAGCAGGACCAAGCTTTAGCTTTTGGGCGCTGTACCACCGCACACGTAGAAACTGGCGCCGGCAACTAACGGCTGTGAAGCTGGTTTATATATTTGAATACATATGTGCAGCGGTCGGTATTGCCCTGACTGTTCTTGTTGCACTGTAAGGAAGCACCAACATGCGTAAAATTGAAAAAATTACACGAGAGCAATTAGAGTATCTAATAAACGGGGTCGATTATCACACGCGTAATACTACGACTATTTGTTTTCTGGATCTTAACAACGGCTTTACTGTTGTAGGTAAATCCTCATGCATGAACCCGAAAGACTTTGATGCCGTTATGGGCCGTAAGATTGCCCATGAGGACGCTATAAAACAAATGTGGGCGCTAGAGGGCTTTGCGCGCATGACTACAGCCTTATTGCTTGGAGATTATTGCCTTGCTCACAAGTCCCCTAACATAGGTGCTGAGTAATGGTACAGACAGGCGGCGTAGCAGGCAAACAACTGCGAAATTACTTCGAGCGTATCGAGCGCTTAGAAGAGGAAAAAAGAGGCATAGCTGAAGATATTAAAGAGGTCTATGCCGGCGCGAAAGCATGCGGCTTTGACGCTAAGGTTATGCGTAAAGTTATTAGTTTGCGCCGCATGGATCCGGCAGACCGCCAGGAAATGGAGGCTTTAGTAGATGTATATATGCACGCTACCGAGGGCCGGCCTTTACCTGAAATTAAAGAGGTTAGCAGTGTCGCACCAAGTCAACAGAGCCGCGACACGGTAAACCCTGCCTTTATCGCCACACCCACAGACGCAGATAAGAGCCTGTACGAGCATGCTGTTGAAGTTGTGACCCGAGATAGGCGTGCTTCTACTAGTTACGTACAGAGGCGCCTTAAAATTGGATACAACAAAGCGGCCGGTTTTATTGAAAAAATGGAAGCCGAGGGGATTATCTCGGCCCCTAACGAAAAAGGCGCGCGTGAAGTGCTTGCGAAACCAAAAACCACGGCTGAAGAGGCCGGCAATCAAACAGAGAAGGATTAAAACTAACCACCGGGGCGCCCTCCTGCGCCCTATCCCTGGGGGCCGCGACGGTGGCCCCCTACCCCCAAATTTAAAAAGTCAGCTTAGGTAGGTCGCTCCCACTTCCCAGGGCGCAATCCCCAAACCCCTCAATGTGCCGGGGGCGGCCTTCCTAAGCAGATTAAAAGGAAATTGTTATGGACGAACAATTAACAGATGATCAAAAAGCCTCAGGCAGTAATGTTTTGCTAGAGGAAACCCGCGGAAATAAGAACATTACCCGCGCTTTAAAACGTGCTGTTGATGCACCTTTTACACGGCCAGCTAGCGTAAAAATGCAAATGGTTATTCTGTTGCGTCATTTCTCTGAGTTAGGAAAGACACTTAAATGGTGCCCTCACCCCAACGTATTAGATACATCATGGTGCACGCTCACCAAGTATTGCAGAGAGAACAATATTAAATTCTCTGATTACGAACCGTCCGGCATGAAGAAAGCGCGCCTTGCTCGCGAGAAGCGTGTAGCTGCCAAAGCAGCAAAGGCGGCGAATTAATACCAATGGCTAGCGCTTCACACATAAGCACCAGGCTATTAAGCCAAGCCAAGGCCGCACAATATTGCGGTTGCTGTTCAGCGACCTTTAAAAGGGACTGGAAACCAGCATTAACGCCCATTGTGCAAGGGAAAGGCCAGCCGGCCTATGACCGTCAAGAGATCGACGCCATAATCGACGCCAAGCGGGGTATCGGCCCCCTTAATCTTGATATGTCAGATCCTTACGAGAGGGCGCTAGCGTGACAAAAATAAAATTGAATTATGTGCGTGAAAAAACCGCGCGGTATAAAGATAAGCAGTATGTCTATTATGTTTTTATTTATAGGCGGAAAGAGACAAGACTACCCGGCATTCCAGGCAGCTTGGAGTTTCTCAGGAAATACGAGCCACTTCTAGCGGCCGCTAAGGCGGATAAAGAAGCTAGGGGAAAGAGAAAGGTACTTGAACAGCCTGTAATGCTGCCCGGCACCCTCTCGGCTCTTATAGTCGAATATAAAGACAGCATAGAGTATAAGCGGCTCGGTAAATCCAGAAAAGAAAACATTATCCGTTATTTTACCTGGATTGGGGAAGCGTGGGGAAGTTTGCCGGCGGCCGGCATACGTCCTAAAAATGTTCTCGCGCTTCAAAAGAAGTATTCGCACACACCAGCTACCGCGGATAAGGTAATAGGCGCCTTACGCCAACTATTAGATTTCGGCATACCTCGCGATTACCTGAAGACGAACCCCGCGGATAAAATCAAAAACATATACAAGAAGCCTGAAGGCTATAAGCCCTGGCCTGCATTTATCATCAAGTCAATTGTTGAGCATCCAAGCTGCACGCCAATGCTACGCCTGGCTATATATTTGCACCTATATACCGGGCAAAGGATACAGGATTGTACAAAAATGCAATGGGGCCATATCAAGCGCGGCAAGGTTGAAGTTGCTAGCCAGGCAAAAACTAAGCTGAGGTTATTAATTCCCCTGCATGCGGATCTCAAGAAAGAGTTGGCGCGAATTGAAAAGAACAGCGTTTTTGTGCTGTACGGCCGTTACAATCAGCCCTTTACACCCGACGCTCTTAGAACACGATTAAGAACACTATTAATCAACATGGGGCTTGCAACCAGGATAAGCGCCACCGCCGACGGAAAACCTAATTGGGAATATGAATATCATTTTCACGGCCTGAGAAAGAACGCCGTAAATACCCTATTGGAAGCCGGGACAACCACCGCACAGGTTTCATCCATAACCGGGCAGACAATGGAAACAATTGAGCATTACGCAAAAGGGATAAACCGAGCTGCCCTTGCTGAGGATGCAATGGGGCTAGCCGCCGGGGCCTGGGATAGTTCGCGAGATGGCTAGAAGGTTTTAACAGTTTCAGGCGGAACAACCAATGTAGCTAGGTGATTGGCGTCTTCTGGCAATTGTGCCGTGTTCCGCCTGATAGCAGGAAAGGTAAAGCAATGACACCTTATGTAGTGATAGGCGTGATAGTGGGCGGTTTCCACTGGATGACAGACGTTAAAGACAACGAGGCGGCGATCATGGGTTTGCTTATATCCTGGGGCTGGTGTTTTTTAATACAGGTGGCGATATGAGCGGGTCCCTTGATGGCAATCTGATTAGTTTGGACGTTGTCCGCCGAAAGCGGCGCTCTGAAACCAGCAAGTGCAAGCACGAACGTTTTTTGATCGATGACGAAGGCGGGACAGTTGAATGCGCTGATTGCCATGAGAACGTGAGCGCGTTTCATGCACTGTGCCAAATAGCACAAGCCGATAGCGTGTACTCGAGAAAATTCCATACCTTTCACGAACAGTATCAGAAATTAAAAAATTACAAGCCGTGGCTCGTTGCTGTGCGTGGTTTGGAACGCACATGGCGCGGAAAGAAGATGCTGCCTTGCTGTCCTCATTGCAAACGAGGCGTTACAGCCCAAGAACTAAGCATTTCTTCTGTCAGCATTGAGTTTGAAAACGCACAACGCAGAAAGGCAGCAGAATGACTAACCAATCTCGGTCGGAAGTTGACGACGCAATTGCAGATTACCTTTTTGTATATAGTGATGGTTCGACCAGACCGCGTGGTATTCTTTCAAGTGTCAGTGTAACAGCAATCGTGACCGATACTCATGACGAATACGTCGAAGAGGATAGGCTTCCAGTTAGTTATCAGGAGGCAGGCCATGTCTAAGTCCCCTTATGACGACATGCGAGTTCGTAAAGCTTGGTTGGTCGTTTATGCCGATTGCAAGAACCCTTTGTCTTGTCATGAAGATGATCAGTTTGGTGTGTGGCATGCTTCAACAAGAGGTAGAGCTATATCTGAGGTGTCGAGAGATACAGATATTCCGTTTGTGGAATTGAAGGCAATCCGCATGAAAGAGCAAGATATTCGTCTTCCATACGAGCACCCCATTATATCTGACCTTGAAGATGCTGAAAAAGAAATCTTGTTGCACATGATTACTCGCGGAAGAACCCATTACTGCGCCTATTCCGGTGATGCTGATGTGTGCCGCCTTAAAGAACGCGGTCTATTGGCTGGCCCTCATAAGGTGGCATGGACACCCGACGATTACTATTCATTAAACTGGATGGGAACACGCGTGGCGCAGTCAATCTTACCCGCATACCCACGGGAGAGGCGCTATGTCTAAGCCGTCATCAGATGGCAGTGGAATGACTAAGCAGGAACTCGATGATTTTATCGACATGGCCATAGCATCATGGGGCGGACCGTTAGCCAAGTGCAAGAGCTGTGACAAATTCCTGTTCGACTGTGAGCACGATAACAACGTGTGCCCAGATTGCGGCTCTGTACTAACAAGGGAGACAATCAATGTCTAAGTCACTTCTTGCCATAAGTTTCACGCGCCTTGTCCCTACCCCCAAAGCGGTTATGCAACCATGTGGGCGAAACTTTAAAGGCATCACAGATAGAAGCAATAGTCTTGTATCTGGTGCCAATGTAGGCCGCGAGAACTTCAGCCTCTTCTTCTTTAGAAAGCTTATCAGGTCTACCGCCACCGGAAGAAGCAGCGCGGCCCGGCGCACTCTGTGCCATATGACACGCTTGATTAATCAGGTGAAACGTGGGGGCTTGGCTAACATCAAGCTCGCCGTATTCCTCAAGGTCATAGAGGGTAGCGCCTTTATCGGCAATGCCTGCAAGCAATGCACTGCGGTATTTACCAAGGACACCAAGGAACGGGACGACCAGAACATCGTTGCCGGGCCTGATAGCTGCAACAACATCAGGCACCTCGTAAAGATCAAGCTGCCATATGTGTCGCTCATCTACACCCGATTGCAGAAGCGCATCGGTTTGAGCTTCGACGCTATCCATACCTTTAATGGCCCGTGTGACACCTACAAGGTGACGGCCTGTCAACTCTTCAATCATTCAGTAACCCATATCGTTTTCAGAACAATTAGAGGGTTTCGGAAGGGTGCGCAAGCTTCAGGTTCGGAGAAGGGCTACGCTCAAACAATGCAACCCTTCTCCCCCCTAGCCAGCAAGTGGTGCACGATTGGGGGTCGAGTAACTAAACTGCCACTTAGCCAGCCTGCGCGCCTTGTAGGCTTTCCCTTACATTTTGTCAAATTGGAGGCTGTTTATGTCTGAAAGACCTTGTGATCAGTGTGGACAAAAATTTGATCCAGAAAACTATGGGCTTATTGGGCGAGGAAAAACGTTCTGCAGTTTCAAATGCTGTGATGACTGGCAAGACGAGCAGGGCGAAAAAGAGCAAGCCAACAAATCCCCAAAGGATAGCGCAGATGTTTGATGAATATATTGGTGAGAAAACCAGAGAATTCAACGTCCAGATCATCAGAGGCGATGTGTTAATCATTGATGTGAAATTTGGTAGCTCGGTCGATGTGAGGTTGGATTTGCTTCCAGCATTAATTGAAACATTACAAGAGGCTCAAAAGAGCGCCAACAAGGCCCCTGATCATATTGTTGGCGTTAACAATATGATCGGCGACAACATAAGCCCTAAAGGGAACAGCCAATGAACGCAGATCAAAAACAAGGATGGATACAAGGCATAGCATGGGCAGTTGGTCAACTCTCAGCAGCGCACATGCACGGCGATCTTGCAGAGTATCTCGTCAAAGACAGCGGATTAGATAGGGATGATTTCAAGCAGGCCATGAAATACGACCTAGATCAAATGCGAACCAGTCAAGAGCTTAGAGAAATGCTGAAAGATGTAACGGGCATTGACGACAACTAA